GCACCACTATCATCCTCAAACGTACCAAGACGAAACAAAACAAAATCCTCTGGATGCAAGCCAAAACTATGCTTCTTATCATTAATACAATCAGAAAACGCACGAACGGCCATACCATCGTGCGGCAAGAAAAAAGGCGGCAAATACGCCTTCGCCTTTTGATCAAAAACAGAAAAAATATTAAACTTCACTATACAATACCTCCACTTACGTTACGCCACACATGGAGAACCTACGGTTCCCTCTCCCCTCCCTCAAAACCGCGCTTTAAAAGCGCGACGCGAGCCTTAACACAGCGCTCGCGAACCTTAAGACGCTCAGGCACACAATCAGCAACGTGCTTAAAAGCACGCTCAACACGCGAACGCTTAACAGCTTCAAGATCGCCACCGCCAGCCTCAAATAAATTATCATAATACCTAGGCGGCCTACACTTAACACCGCGCGCGATAACCTCATCGCTAGGAAACACTTCGTTAAAAAAGCTCTGATACCACGCACGACCAATACCAGGCCGCCGAGACATAGTAACATACTCAGGCTGACGTACACACAAATCACCGCGAGCATCGCAAGCAATCTCGCCCGTATCATTATCAACACAAAGATAATGCTCCTTCGCTAAATCACCTGTCACTTTCTTCATAATATAACGTGCAACATACGCCGCACTCTCAAACGTGACATCACCAACAGTACAAAAACCATACGACCAAATACGCTCAAGCAAAGCCGAGCTATACAGCCGAGCCTCACCGGCCGGCTTATAAAAAACCTTATCAGGAAAATCAATACCAAAAATACACGCGTGATAATGGGGCCGCCCCAACTGCGCCCCATACTCACCACAATGGAAATACCGGATTGTCTGGCACGAGAAACGCGCCCGCAAACGCTTCATAAAACCCTGAAAATCTTGCTTACGCAATGAACCATCACCAGGTAAATTCTCAGGAGAATACGTCAACGTCACAAAACACGACTCCTCATGCAACGACGCCTCGTGCATAACACGGACCGCCCACTGACGTGAACGCTCCAAGCGACAACCGACACACTGCCCACAAGGCAATAGGACCGCGGGACCAAATCCCACGGACCTATCAAACACCATCCGCCGCGATCCCGCTCCCGGCTTACTACGATACGCCGTTAACGGATGAAAACACGACACAACCTATAAACGAATACCACCACGCATCGGCGCACCGCGCATATTGCGCGGATGAACACCGGTCTTCGACCGAAAATCACGCCGAGACTTGCGACGCGACATCTTAGACCGCTTTCGACCTCTCATAACAACTCTCCTCACACAATCCAACCCTGACAGTAGTCAGGGTAACACATCGAGAGGCCGAACACAAGAACATATTCGCATAACCATATAACAAAAAAGTATAACAAAAGCCACGTTCCACGTGGAACAACAAACATCACCATGCTATAATAAGAACTCCAATCAAAGGAGAAAACACATGGCAAAGCAAACAGAAATACCGGGCACCAAACTGCCCTACTGGTACGTGAACTTCACGCACATCGCGAGCAACATGACAGTTCGATCTGCAACCATCGCCGTCGAAGCGCCCGACCTCGAGCGCGCACGCGAAGAAGCAGCGAACCAGCTCGCAAACCTCGGCTACAACCGACCACGAATCACCAAGATTCGACACGAGTAGCCAAAAAAACGGGGGGCCAACGCCCCCCGCACTCCCCAAGTCCTTCCAGGTTTGCAACAAACCTGTCAGTCCGCACAGTTACATCAAGTAACCCACTGTGCACGCGCCTACGGCGCGATCGGCGCCGGCTTCACCGGCGCCCCCGTCTTCGACGAGATCTCCTCCAGGAGCTCCTCCGTCGTCCTGGACGGCTTCGCCTCCGGCTTCGCCAAACCAAGCTTACGCAGCTCCTCCAAATTATCCTTATTCGTCGCAAAATCCAAAAACGTCGCCGGGTCATTATTAAAACGCTTACGCACCGTCGCCGGCAGCTCATCAAACATACGTTGCGCATCATTAACGGCCAACATCGCCTCGTGAAAACTCGCCGAACTCGCAAAACCATACGAACCACGACCGGTCGCAAAATGCTCCACTACACCGGTCTTTACAAAACGCCGCATGATATTATTAATATCACACTCGGCTTTCATCGACTGCTTCGCACCACCGCCTTCGGCGGAACAATCCAACGCCACGCGCACGCGTGGCGAAAACCTATTACGTACCGTAATCACTAACGCCTCCCTCCGCCGCGAATCGGCGAAATCAAACGACCAATACCTTGCGCTGATCCACCAGCGCCAAAAATACGATTCAAATAACGCGTATACCGACCAAACTTCGTCTGATCTATCTCACCTTCCAACTCAAGACCCTTCAAACGCTCCTCCTGCTCGCGCGTCGTCACACCAATTAACTCCGCTTCCTTCAACGCCCGCGCCGAAGTCGCATCATTTAACACACCCCGCGTTAACGCCTCATACTCCTGATTCCGCGTCAAACGCTCCGTCGCTTTCATATTACGCACCTGTTGACCCATAATACGCGTCTCCAACGCGCTACTAACCGCCGGCGCCAACTCATTAACTATAGACGCCTGCGCTCCACTCGGCGTCGACGAACCCGCGCCTCCCGTCGCGGACAAAATCGGGTTCAAACCCGCAGCACGCAAATCAGTCACCTCACGCTGATGCGCCGTAGAACTCATACGTTCCTGAAAAGCCATTTGCTCCCGCGCCGACGCAATCTGCGCCGCATTCTGCGCCTTCGCACCTTTCAGGCTCAACAAACCGCCAATAGCCGACCCAATAATCGGAGCGGCCGCGGCAATCAAAGGAAACGGCATAACCTAAAACCTATCAATAAAGCCCGGAACACCGAACAACGGCATCGGCCGAGCACAACGCAAATCGAAATACGCATCAAACAAGAAATGCGGCTCCGCCGCAACCGCTATCGCTCTATCTAACGGCGTATCCGAACGCATAAACGCATTATTCAGCACCGGCCGCGTCGCAAATTCCTGCGACAAATGCCAAGCATCCAACGTCGCCGCGTGATTCGACCGAAACAAACCCGTAATAACAGATGGCTTATAACGATACTCCGCATACCGCTCCTGATAACCAAATACGTCCTCATCACCGGCCGTACCATCAGCAAAAATCTCTTTCGACAAAACCGCCTGCTCACCAATATGAGCCAACGCCGGCCAATAAAAATCATAACGAGTCTGACGACTCCACATCTTATTCAGCCCTTGCTGATACGTCAAATCCGCACGCACGTTAACAATACCAATAATAATACAATGCTCCGTAAACGACTTCGTAAACCCGTGACCTTGCACGGACACCGTACCAAACGCCGACAAATTACCCTGCGGCGTCGCCGCACTCTCCGAAGTCTGAGCAACCGGCGAAATATTCACCATCGACGTACCACCGCCCAAAAACTCCGGGCGCTGCAAACGCTGATCCGGCGACACAACACCAAAATGCGCCCGAATAATCTCCGTATAACGCGTACCACCTCGCGCATCGCGCTCAAGCAACTTCTGCACCGCAAACGCTTGCCGCAACTGATTAATCGTAGCCGCCGTCGCCGTCGTCAAATCCGCAATCATACCGGTCGGACCCGTAACGTCCAAACGCAAACCACTACCCAAAGTACTCATACCAGAATACAACACGTTCGCCGTACCGTCCGGATTCAAACCTCCCGTAGTCACAGAACCAGGACCGTCGCCCGCCGCATTATCAAACAAAATATTAATACCAGAACCAATGACCGGCGCCGACGTGCCTAACGGCAAATCCACGGAATCGCCTTTCTGAGGCCACGGCAAACAAGACGTAAAATAATCATGACGCTTAAACCGCGTCTGCAAAAAACCCGCTAATACGTCGGGACCATCACCGACTTCCAAACCACCGGTATTCGAATCCTGCAAGTTCTCATCCCGAAACCACTCATTATAAATGCGATAATACGCACGAAACGGCAAGGCCGACACTTCCAAATCCGGGACCACCGTCGGAATACCAAAATAATCCGCCAACGAACCCGCGGTCCAACCACCGCCCGGAGTCGTAATAACCGGAATCAAAAAATCCGTAGAATCGCCCGGGTCAGTCTGCTCACCGTTAAACTTCTGCCAATTCTGCCACAGCAAACGCACCGGAACCGCGAAAAAAAACGAATCCAAAAACATATTATCCATGATCGGAAAAATAGGCGTCGCCAAACGGGCAAAAGCCGTCATCTTCAAATTAAACGTATCACCCGGCAACGCCTCATCAACAAACACAGGCACCAACAAATCCGCGTCAAACGTAGTCTTATACCCATGACTACGATCAAACGAAGAACGCGGAATCTCCGCACTCGGAACCTGCGAAAACGAATGTTCCATAACGCTACGAATCTTCATGACTCCATAACCTCCGTTTCACGCAACAACTGTAAACCAGAAACAACCAACACCGGCCCAGCCGGTACAACCAAAGCACCACTATCATCCTCAAACGTACCAAGACGAAACAAAACAAAATCCTCTGGATGCAAGCCAAAACTATGCTTCTTATCATTAATACAATCAGAAAACG